TTTGTTAAAGTATCTGTAGATGTTTCTGTTACAATCGAACCATCAGTAACAAAAGAAATTTCGTTGCCAGAAATAGAAGTTGTAATACCAGAACCACCAGTAAATAGAATTGAACCACCTAATGCAACTGATTGAGCAGAACTATCGTCTGCAATAATACTAATTGAATTATTTGATAATTTTGAATTTGCAATAGAACCATCTAATTGTGCATTTGTAATTGTTCCTGTTAATGAACTTGTAGGATAACTTGTTGCATCCGATAAATCTAAAGCTGGTGTTGCGTCTGTATCACCTAAATTTAATGTTACACCACCTATTGAAATTGAAGAGTTTGCTAATTTACTATTTGCAATTGCAGCTGATGATTTAATATCAGCATCAACAATGTTTGTGATTGTATTGTTATCACTATCAATAGTTTTGTTTGTTAATGTGTCTGTACTGACATCGGTAAGAAAATTACCAGTTGTTATTGTAGAACCGTCACCAATTGCTGTGTAGATTTCATTAAAATTATCGTTAACTTTATCACCACCAACACGGAGATTATCACCTGTTCCGTCATTTGGAGAACTACCGAGACCTATTAGTTGTTTTGCCATTTTTTATCTTTTACCTTATTTACTAATACTATTTATATACATTTTATGCAGTAGTATCATCAAATGTTAAGTTGGTTTGGTCAAATCTTTGTACTGTATTACTAAACAAGTCAGCCGCAATCACAATGTCTGCTGGTATAGTAAAATTAGTTTTTAACTTTTGACCATTAGGATCCGATGTTACTTTAAATACTGCTGGTTGTCCGTCTAAAACAGTCTTTGTACCAAATACTTTTAAATCACTTAGTACCTCAAAGGTTATTCCAGAACCATTCGTTCTATTACCACCTCTAAATATTGTATTATGATATTTATTAAGAGTACCGTATCTAGGTCCAGCATATGCAAATCCAGTAGCTACATCTATTCCAGCTACTTTTTTTCTTACTCTACTTACAAGAGCCGTTACAGCAAATCTTAATCTTACAGTTGTATCTCTTGTAGATGAACTAGGTCTATCTGCATATGTATATCCTGCAAGAGGAGTTGCTCTGAGTGTGGTACCATCTGTAAGTGTACCCATTTTTCTTCTAACATTTCTAGCAAAGATAGTTGTAAGTAATCCAAGTAATGGACTTTCAGATACGCCTGAAATCTCACCAACAACTGGCGCTTTAATCTTAGCACTTAATCTGTTTTCAATGGCAACTTCGCCTGAAAAGTAAAAACCTGAAGTATGCATAGTTTTAGTAAATGCATCTCTCCAACTATTAATGGATTCACCAACTTTAATTACATAAGAAAAATCTTGGTAGTACAAACTGTCTTGTACTTTCATTGTGTTTTCTGATAACCAACCTTCTTCATTTAAAAATTCACCGTCTGTATCGGCAATCGCCACAACATTAACTGTAGCCGAAGCATGGTCAGTAATATGTAATTTACCTGAAGCACCTGAAGTTGCACCATTAATTATTTCACCAACAACAGGAGAACCTACAACAGCATCTAATTTTAATAGACCTCTTGCACTATCAAAACTATTTACTTCAGCAGTAAATCCAGAAGTTGCACCTGTTACACTTTCACTTGTTGAAAATGTACCTGTGACACCTGTAACGATACTATTATTAATAAATTCGATTGCTGGTGGAGTTGGACTTAATTCGTGTTGAATACCTTGTTCGATAGTTTTAATATCTAAAATTCTACCGATTTCAGTACCAAAACATTTTAAAATAAAATCTTTACCTGAAGAGGTACTTACAACTGTGCCGTCAGGTAAGGTTTTAGTAAAATTAATTGTAGGTAATGTTGTATAACCTGAACCACCTGAAATTAAGAATATGTCTGTAATATCACCAACACCGGTATTTCTTTCTTGTACAATTTTATCACCGGCATAACTATCTCCTTCGGAGGTTGCTTCTTCTAAAACAATATGGTCTTCTTCTTCAACATTGGCGCCAAGAGCTCTAACCATCTGATAGACGGAATCCCTATCAGCGATAGTTGTTTCATCTACACCCTCTCTATTAATACCAACACCCTCTCTACCAAAGTCATCTCTTAAAGTAAAGTTGTATGTTGAACTATCTGAAGCAGTTACAGTTACAACTTCACCTTTTTTAAATGGTGTTGTACCAACATATGTAATGTATAAAACTGTTTCATTAAAATCTGTTTTCTTATCATAAACCTTACCAGAGATTGTTTCTGTAGTACGCTGTAATGTTGTACCATCAATATTATATCTTACTGTTGCCGTTGCACCTGAAGTTTGACCTGTAAGTAACAGAACAGCATTTGTTGTACTGTCATCGGCATCATTAATAGAACCTCTAATATTTCCAAATGATTGTCCACCCGTTACAGAACCAGGTTTTACAGATATAACTGGACCTGATAAGTATTTTGTTAATGGGTCTGTTGATGTTGAATTTTCTGGAAATAATGTATTACCACTTTCAAGTCCTAATTCAGCAGAAAACCCACCGTTTACAACTGATACAAATGCTTGAGCACCTGCACCTGAAGTATTGCCAGCATTAAAAGTTAAATTATCTCCTATTTCAAAGTCAAAACCACCATCATCAATAATAGTTTCTGTGATTGCACCACCACCTAATTCGCCAACTTGGAAAGAAGCACCTTGTCCACCACCAGTTAATCTAATTGTAGCATTACTATCATACAATGCACCATCATTGTTAATTATTTTTGTACCAGGAATACCAGTGATTGTAGATTTTATGAATACATCATTAATATCGGATTCTGTACCTCGTATTACTTCACCAATTTGAAAAGTGCCTGTTACTGTTTCTGTATCAACAATAAATTCTGTTACATTATTTGCACCAAAACTAAATCTAAAAACATTTTCTACAACAGCAGTTGCACTTGATGTTTCACCAGTAATTGTTCTACCAATAAGTTTTGATGTATCACCGATAACATCAATACCACGAATAATCTTTCTTGTACCCCATTGACCATCTGATACTCTTAAAATATTTTCTCTAGGATATAATGTTTCTGATTTTTCACCAAATAGTAAATTAAAGAAAATTCTATGTCCTTCAGCCGTACCTTTTAATTGATACAGTGCTTTAATGTTTTTAATAAGTTTTCTTTTATCAACACCTGTAGCCAAATTTTCTGGCATTGTGTGTAAGAATTCATTTCTAAACTGAGATAAGAACCTATCAATTACTCTGTCAGGATCCTTATACTCTACTAAGTTAGAAATGTTTTCAATTGGATTTGGTTTGTAACCTTTAATAATAGCTCTTGCATTTGAAGAACTGCCATTGATTGTTTCACCAGTAATAAATTTATTTTGTGATGTAACAAAAAGTCTAGTATTACCTAAATCTTCGGCCACAATAACTGCTGTCGCACCTGAAGTGGCACCTGTTATTGTTTCTGAGTTTTGAAATTTACCAAATGCTGTATCTTCTGTAAGAACTTTGTCACCAGCATCTAACTGTGTTCTTGTAGAACCTAATCTACCAGCATCTAATATTAATAAGTTTTCTTGGTTGGTTTCAGTTTCTAATAGAATACCATCAGTGGTTTCTATTTGTTCAACTTGTAACTCTGCACTTTCTAATAATTGATAATATGTTTTTAAAAATGTTGCAAACTTAGGGTGTTGCTCAACTACGAATTCAGGTAGTTGTGCATTTATAAGGGTAGAAATCTTGTCATTAAATTTTGCCATTTATCACTCTAATAACTTGTTGTTGGTGTATAACCTACACCTGCATCATTTGAACCACCTGTGAAACCATCTGCTTCNACTGTGAAACCNGAATTNGTAACATCTATTTCTACAACTGAATTTCTAACTGGAACAATATCATTTGAATTTGGTACAGTAGTTAATTCTATAACTGTAGAAGCGGCCGCTCTAATATTAGATATTGATGAAATATTTAATGAGTTAATTGTTATTTGGCCTGTTGTGTAATTAATAGTACCTTGTGTTTCGTTTGCATATGTTTTAACACCACCGGCATCAAAGTAATATCTTCTTACAACACCTGAACCATTATCATCTAAAAACATTTCATTTGTATTTCCTGAAACTTTGAAACCTGAAGAAGATAAAATACCACCACTTGTTGACATATGACCTGTATGTGGATTATATAATGCATTTCTAAAATAAATGTCGTATCTTGCTGATGTATTTAATTGTGGTGTAAATGATTTTCTCATTTTAACAGAAGTAATATTTGATACAATACTATTATCAACACCATCAATAATACCAATTAATTTTGAATATCTAAACACACCATCAAATCTTTGTAGTGTATTTGTATTATAATTTGTAACTGCTGTGATAATTTCTGTCTTTAATGTTTCTGCTGTTTTAGAAGTAACTTTTGTATCGTATCTAGCATTTGATGTAAGTATTACACTAGTAGTTTCTGCATCAACAACTTCTGGTCTAACTGAAGCTACATTGTATTGTTTTAATTGTGTTGCTATATCTTTTTTAGTTTGTGTTGTTAGTGTAGAACCAGATGCCGGTTTAATTGCAATTTTTACAACACCATATACCGGTATCTCATCATCTTCTCCACCCCACGCACTAACTGACAATGCGTTTGGATACATTTGTTTAACAAAAGTTTCATAGTCAGAAGAAGTCACTGCTCTGTTTTGAGCTGCATAGGATAATGGTGCATTAAATTTAATACTTTCATCTGCTTCTGCCTCTGCACCGCCTTGTGAAACTGAGTTTACTGTGATTGTTACATCTGTAAATCCACCAATATTACCTGAAAGAGTAAATGAACTTGCGCCATTGGATTCTGTTGTATTAGTAACAATATATTCCATGATTACAATATTACCGTCTTGTAATTTTGCACCTGTTATACCGTCACCAAAATAAATTTCATATCTACCATCTTGGCCTTCTTGTAAAAAATATGCTTTAGATGTACTAGTTACATTTGAATAGTTACTAGAAAATGAGTAAGTCGATACTGTTGCATCTGAAGTTGAATTTTGTACAGTTACTTTTAATGTAGATGTATCAGCTCTGTTACTTGGTATTATAAACTTTTGGTCGGGGTCATTTACATCAACTGTATATTTAAATGTAACTAAAGTACCCTCATATAAAGTACAATTTGAAAATTTATAAACACCATTTACAGGCGTGATTGTAATGTCTGCGTTGTTTACATATTGATAAGATGTTTCATCAACTGTAGTTGTAAACACCGTACCTTTGTTCATTGTGATAGAAGTACCTGAAGCATTATTAATTTGTACATCAACATCAGCTTTAGGTGCTCTTGGTGAAGTTGGTGTATAACCAACCATCTTTGCAAGTGACACAATGTTATTACGAATATCTGCACTATCTAAGTAAACTTCATTTGTTGACATGTTCGCCAAAAAGGAAAGATAATGTGTATTGTATGATAACGCATCTAATAGAATAGAAAGGCCTGAGCCTTCAAAGTTGTAATCTTGGAATTCTGTTTGACTTTGTAAAAATGTTTTTAAATTTGACTTAATTTGGTCAAAGTCTAAATCAGATACATTTAATTTATGTTTTGCCATTCTATCTTAACCTCTGTAAAAATGCCGTTACTGTAACTGGATCCATAACACCTTGTATATAAAAATAGATATCACATACTAATCTGTTGCCATCTTGGTCTTCATCAATTCTAATACTTTCAAGTGATGCTCTAGGTTCATAATTTGCTATGACTTCTTCTATTTTTCTTTGTAGAAAAACTCTAGTCAATGGTGTAAAGTTTTCAAATAACAAATCTCTCACACCTGAACCTAATTCTGGATGAAAAGGTCTTTCGTAGAAATTAGTTTGTATTAAATTTCTCACACTTCGTTTAACAGCATTTACATCCTCAACCTTTGATATATCATTAGTCACAGGATTTCTACCGAAATTTAAGTCGATATCTCTATATCTTCTATTATTTCGTTTACTAGAGTTATTTGCTGATGCATCGTAAATTGCCATATCGGTAATATTTATAAGGTTTATTTAGACTTAATTGGCAAAAACAGTAGAGGCACCTGAAGTCATTGCACCACTATCAGCACTATCTGTAATTCTACCAACTGCAATACCATTTACAAACACTGTAGGCGAACCTGCGTTCAAGTTTGCTACATGGTCAGGACATGGAGGTGATGGCGGATTAGGGTGTGCTACTGTTGGCGCACCAACAACTATAACATCAAGTCCTTCTGCATGAACGGTACCGTCTGTATTAGGTGAGGCTATAGTTGTTGTACTAGCACATATATGACCAGTAGATAAACTATCTGTTATTCTACAAATTGCTGGCATTTATCTTCCTTTAGCTTTTAACGCTTCTCGTCTTCTTTCCTGTATCAATGCTTGTTTTACTTTTCGACCAATTGGTATTAGTACACCGTGACACATCTCTTTGCCTCTTTTACTGATATACTCAACACTAATCATTCTATCTTTAAAATCTGATTGTACAGACATGATGGCTTTCTTCAAACTCATCGCTTCTTTTTCTTTTTCGTCACCTTTTTCATTCCAAAACTTAAATAATCGCATTTTGCTCATAAATTACCTTTTCCGACTATTTATTCAAAAAGTACAAGCCATTTTGCCAGCTCTTAATTCAGTTTTGCTCAAATCATCTCTATTTTCTAACGCTGATTTAGCAGTTGCTTCGTAATCCGGCGATAATTTACAGTTTTTTACGCTCGGAGAACACGAAATTAACATAAAGAACAAAACTAGAACAAAATATTTCATTTTTTATT